AAGGAGATAAAATATGCCTACTAAAATAAAACCTTCAGAGAAAGAATACATCAAGGATGGTAATGGTAGACCGACTAGGATGTGGCGTTGGAAACATTATTATTTGAAACAAGCAACGACTGAAGAAATCCAGAAAGAATTGGCAGAAGGTAAAAAGAAACATAAAAATAAATTGCTTAACGAATTGCACAGACGTGGAGTAAAATTAAACAATGGCTAGAAAGAAGAAACTAACTAAGATGCAAGAGGTCTTTGTTAATCTCATGGTGTATCAAGATCTAACGCAAACCGATTGTGCTCATCGAGCTGGGTTTAAGAATCCGGAGGTAATTGCCAGTCGGATGATGAACAATCCAGAATATGCTCATGTCCAAGAAAGAATCCAACAGATGAAAGCATTGCAACGTAAGAAGTATGATATTAATTTTGAGAATGTGGCTAGAAAATTAGCAGTAATTAGGGATGCTGCTGCGGCTGATGGTTCTTACGGTCCAGCAGTCAACGCCGAAATCGCACGAGCTAAACTCGGTGGCCTAATGGTGGATAGAAAGGAAGTGCGATTTGGTAAGATCGACAGCATGAGTCGAGAACAATTGGAACAACGTTTGAATGAACTCCTAGAACAAAACCAAGTGCGAGTTATCGAAGGCGAAGTAGTTAATCTCAAGGAGGTTAGCAACCAACATCAGAATCAGGAAGATCAGGATCCTGGGTAATATTTTTCTTGCGTAGTATCTTCGTTACTTCAGGTCGATAGTAACTGCTTTGAGCAAAAATTTGATTGAACTCATCATCAGTTAAATCAAGTTTGCTTTTGAGTAAATCCCAGGCATCATCAATTAGTTTGTCGTAAGCAGTGTATTGTTCGGATCTGCCTTGGTCAAAAAGTTTGTGTTCGAGTAATTCGATTGCTTCTACTATATTCATATTAGTTCTCCATATTTTTTAAGATGTGACATATTACCTCAACTGTCCAACCATTACCGAGCATTTTGTATCTCTGCGTATTGCTGACTGAAGCTGTGTAATTATCGGGTACGGTTTGTAAGCGTTCGCATTCTAAGGGTGTGAGCTTACGCCAAGTCAAATCTTCTGACTGCACACCTGTTGCTGAAAATTTACTACCCTTAGAGGTATCATTTTCAAAATTTGCTCTAGAAGATTTATAATAATTAGCTTTTATTACGTTTGCTTTCTCTGGTAATTCATTCATAGCTACTTTTGGCTCTCTGTTACCACCACCCATAGTATTTAAAGTAGGTGATTTTCCTTCTGGCGAGTAAACTCTTTTCAAAATATCATGGCCATTTATATCAGATGCTACACCAACTTGTTTGGGTTTGGTTTCTATTAGCGTGTTGCCATTACCAGCTGTACCTCCTGATTGAGCAGATAAAGTAGAAGACTTGCCGTCTGTGGAATAAATGCGATTACCTTGTCCACCATCTTTTATTTTGCCAACTTGTTTTGGTTTCGTTTCAATCATCTGCTCTTTGTTAGAAGCAGTTAGGGTAGGAGCTTTCCCTTGATCACTATAAACTCTTTGTTTGGTTTCAAATACACCATCACGATACTCAAACTCCATGATTTGTTTGTCAAACTTGGTGGTTTTTATGTTGAGTATTTTTTTTAATTGTGGCCAATGATCCTCTGAGGGGATAGAAAAGAACTCACTGCCAAGTTTACGAAAGTAATGTTCAACAGTAGAGTATTTATCATTTAGTTCTTGGGCTATTTGCCTCTTGTCTTTGGTTGATTTTTGGTAGTGAGATAAGATACATTTTTGCAATCCAAGTGTGTCAACCTCGTGTTTTCTAACTTTGACTTCTTCAACATTCATGCCTACTTTGATGGGTTTGGTTTCAACATAACCATTTGCGTACCCATGTGTACCTGCACAAATTACTCCTGATTTTTTATTTTTATCGTGAATGGTATTAGCTTGGCTTTTATAATTTGGATTTAATTGATTGCCTCCTTGATAATTTTCTATTAAATTTTTACCAGCTAAATAATGTTCCTCAACCTCATCTTCCAAAATATCTTTTAAAACAATACCTCTATCTGCTGGTTGCGTTATCCCTGGGATGTTAGTCCAATACAAGCGTTGTCTGGATTGTGCTGAGAGCAGAGCTGAATTAATTAAGATAGGTTCAATTTTGCTATCGAACAAGTCGTTGCCTTCATGATCTGGATAACATTCGGAGACTTGTTGCGTAATCACATCAATGTATTGTTGTTTCATTCTGACATTCTCCAAGAGAAAGTATTTAGGCTTGATGGCTTTGAGCAAACGAATGAACTCAAAGAACAAAGCTGAACGAGGATCATCAAAAGCCAGTTGTTTACCGGCAAAACTAAAACCTTGGCAAGGAGATCCCGCTAAGATTAGATCTATGTCTTGGAAATCTTTGGGATCCAACTGCGTGATATCGCCAACATGAATGGTGTCTGGATAGTTTTCTTTGGCAACTGCGATTGCGTACTTGTCTATCTCACTTGCGTAGTAGGTATCTACTTCAATACCTAGTCGATCAAGTGCGATTCGACCACAACTCATGCCATCAAATAAACTTAGGACTTTCATGCCTCTTCTTTATCCCACCATTTTTCAATAAACATATCATCTACCAGAGCTTGACATTCAGCTTCTTTGCCTTGCGAAAGTTTTATAACTGCTTCTCTCATAAGTTCTAGGTCAATGTTACTGTTTAGTATTTCTTGTACCCAACCATCGCCACCCCAATAATCGTAATGATTTAAAAAGGCTTCGACATCTACCATGTCTAAGTGTTTTAATTTAGTCATATTATTTCTCCTTTGTTGTGCGAGTGCCTATCAAGTAATCGAAACATCAACTTGATAGGACTTGCGTGTTATTCTTCAAAATGGCTATTGCGATCTAGCATAGCTTCAATCTCAACTTCAAGATTATCTATCTGTTGCATTAAAACATCATATTGCTCTGGCGAAACAGAGTGTCTTTCAATGATACCTCTAACTTGAGCTAGGATCTCATCATAGCCTTGAAAAGTTAAATTCTTTTTTTTTTTTTTTTTTATTATTATCCTTTTAAATATTTTTCTAACAGTTTCTGAGTAGATAGTTTTTTGCCCATGATAACGACTTTACTATTTTCTAAGACTCTTTCTACTAATCCATTATTATAAATGGTATCTGCAACATATTTACCATCTTTTGTATCTTGTGGCCTATCGTCATACCAAAGATTAGAAAGGTTATGAAAATGGTAAGACTTAGTTTCTTTTGCCCAAGCCTCAAGTTCTAATAGAATTGCTTGTTGTTCGACTTCGGATTTATATTGAGTCATGCTTCCTCCCCATATCTCCATTCATACTGTTCTTTAATTTCTTCATCACTCATTGATTTAAAATTACTAAAACAATTAAGATAAACAAACTCAAACAGTTCGTCATACTTATCTGTAATAACTAAATCTTGTATGTATTCCATTTCGTTTTCAACTAACCTTGCTTTCATTTCTTCAATACTCATACTTCCTCCTAAATTAATTCTTTGTTGTGGTTGTATTCGCCTTCGTTCATGCTTTCAACCCATGTCCATTTATCTTCTATTCTGTAAAGAATATCTTTGCAACAAGATACTCCATGAACAACAAGTGCGATATCTCCACACCAACCAGGACTATCTGGAACATAGTTATCTAGGATAATTACATTGTATAAATAATCTGGCTCAAAATCGCCATTTATAGTTTTTCCATAATGTAGATTTAATGCTTCTGCGATTTGGTTTAAATCTTTTTGTTTTGGTTGGCTCACGCTTCCTCCTCTTGATTAATTATCTGTAATTTATATGTGCTAGTTCCATCATGACAACTAACTTTTGCTTCAAATAAATGTTCGTCTTTTTTGCCATTCAAAGTTCCTATACTAAAACTCCAATCAGAGTCAGGTACTATCTTCCAAAAGATTTCATAAGGACAATCTAAAATAAATTCTTTAGATACTTCGTCATTATTCCAACCATGATTATCAGAGTATATTAAAACTTTTCTACCTAAATAATTTTCAAAACATTTTTTTATATCCCATTTAAATTCTTCAAATTCATCTCTATCCGAATATGGCTCTAATACTGCTATGTTCATGCTTCCTCCTCTTTTTCTTCTATATCTTCAACATTAACTTCAATACCGCTACTCTCTAATTCTCCCATTTGAGTAGAAGTAATATCGCAATCTCCTTCTTCAAATAGTTCTTCTGCTTCTTCAATAGAATTAGCCTCACATTCCACCGATTGTTCTTCCCAAATTTGTTCAAGAACATATCTTTTTGCTTTATATTTTTTCATACTTCCTCCTTTTTAAGTTCTTCTATATGGTCAAAGTCAAACCTTGCTCGGCAAGTTTCAACGTCTCCTTTGCCTTCTTCTATTAAATCGCCTTCTTGCGATTCAGCTTTTGCAATTGCGTCTTCTTGCGATTCTGCGTCTATGAGCCATTCTTCACGATACCAAACATGATTAAGTGCGTACGCTGTTACTTTGTATTTTTTCATTTATAAGTACTCCTTTGTTTCTTCAATTTGTTCTGTCGATTTTGGATTGCTATTAATCCATTCAACAACTTCAATAAAATTATCGGATTGAAATAAATCTTTTTCATAGCCATAACATAAAGTGACGCAAAATCTAGGAGATTTTTTAACACCATAAATATCTAGTGAATTCATTTCTTTAACTTCTTTATTGTGACTATTAATCCAAATTTGATAACCTTTTATATCGTCTTTATCTGTAATGAAACTTGGCAAAGCGTCATTACCATAAGAAACATTTTGCCAACTTTTTGGAATATCTAAATCTGCGTAGTAATCTTCCCAACTTTCTCCCTTAATCATGGCAAGTTCTTTCTCTACTTCTAACTCTTTTTTAAATTTACTCATATTTTTTCTCCTTTATAAAATTTATTTTCTTTTCTTGGAAATAGATTATCCAATACTAAATCTCGGTCATGCTTTCCTTCTGAAGTGTTAGGAAACTCTAACCTAATTCTTAGTGTTTGGTCTTCATATCTACAAGACTCTTCTCCACTTGACGAATACATAACTTTATTATCTTCGTCAAAATATAACCATTCATATAGTTTTCCTAAACTTTCTTCTTCCTTATAGTCGAATAGTTCTTCCCTATCGGAAGGTGTATCTTCTCGCCAATTACTCATAATTTTTCTCCTTCATTATTTCTATAAGTTCTTCATCGGTATATTTGCAGTCGCAAGATAAACAAAGAGAGAAACCAATTTGCTCTTGGATTTCTCTCTCATCAACTTCTCTGCTACATAATTGGCATTTACTCATACTTGCTCCTTTTCTAATTCTGCTAAATATTCTCCAACGATTTCTTCGCCGATGATGTAAGCGTACATATTCACAATTTTTTCTGGGTTGGAAAAATCTGTATTGACTTCGCCAAAATGAAATTGTTCATACTCTCTAATATGTTCTATAACTTCAAAGACCATATCGCCTAGCCATTGTT